CGGGATAGCAACCCCGTAAAAAGTTCTGATCTAACAAATCAGGAGCAAAACAATGACCAAAAAAGTCGATAAAGACCAAAATTTTATGAAAAATGAGTGGGGAACGGAATTTTTATCAAGTGAGTATGGGTGGGAAGAGAAAATTGAGCGTCAAAAGATGCTTAGAGAGATTTCAAATGATGATTTGACCCCTAAAAAGCACGATTTTGTAATTCAAAATGAACTTCATTCAAAAATTCGTAATGATGATGATTATGATGACTGGGAGTATGGTACAGAACCACTTTATGAGACGAAACCACTCTAAATAAAGTATATTTGCCTGCAAAATATGCCTCTAGAGAGGATAAGTAGAGATTTTAAAGATATAAGTATGACTTTCCAATCAAATCCTTTAAATCGGGATTTGATTGGAATAAAAAATGAGACGGCTATTGCAAGGTCAGTTAAAAATCTTGTGCTTACTTCTCAGGGAGAAAGATTTTTTAATTCAAGTTTTGGTACCAAAGTTTCAAAACTTTTATTTGAAAATATTGATGAAATGACAGCATCAATTATAAAAGATGAAATATCTTTCACTTTAAATACATATGAACCTAGAATTGAAGTAACAGATTTGACGGTAAGTCCAAATTATGATGAGAATGAGTTTGCTGTTACGATACAATATAAAATTATTGGGATCGATGTTCTTCCTCAGCAATTATCATTTGCATTACAACCAACAAGATAAATGACCCTAGTAAATTTTACAAATCTAGACTTTGATCAGATAAAAGTATCTTTAAAAGAATACTTAAGATCAAATTCAAATTTTACAGACTATGATTTTGAAGGGTCTAATCTCTCCACGATCATAGATTTATTAGCGTATAATACATATATTTCTTCTTATAATGCTAACTTTGTTAGTAATGAGGTTTTTATTGATAGTGCTACTTTAAGAGAGAATGTTGTTTCTCTGGCACGTAATATCGGATATGTTCCACGTTCAAGAACTTCTGCAAAAGCAAATGTATCTTTCTTTGTAGATACAAGTACTTTTAGTACAATTCCACTTACAATAACTCTTAAGAAAGGAACTGTTTGTTTATCTAATTCTACTTTTGGTGATACAAATTTTTCTTTTTCCATCAAAGATGATATTACAGTTCCTGTAGTAAATGGAATTGCTCTATTTGATAGTATTGATGTTTATGAAGGTTCATTAGTAACTGCTAATTTTACCGTAAATTCGAATAATCCGAATCAAAAGTATATTTTAGAAAATGCGAATATTGATACATCAACAATTTCTGTCGTTGTTAGAAATACTGAATCTAGTTCTGTTACAAGAAATTTTGCTTTTTCTGATAGTATTTTAAATGTAACATCAGATTCTAGAGTCTTCTTCATACAAGAAGTTGAAGACCAGAGATATGAATTGATATTTGGTGATGGAGTATTTGGTAAAAAGTTAGACAACTTAAATTATATTGATGTCTCATATTTAATTACCAGTGGTGAGTCTGGTAATGGAGTGAGTGATTTTAGATTTGCGGGAAGACTTTTAGATAATAATGGAAGAGTTATTACTGATGGAATATCACTTGTAACAACCAATTTGGTATCGAGAAGTGGAAAAGAGATTGAATCTGTAGAGTCAATTAAAAAGTATGCTCCCAGAATATATGCAGCTCAAAACAGAGCAGTAACAGCGAATGATTATGAGAGTATAATTCCTAAGTTATATCCAGAAACGGAGTCAATATCTGTTTATGGTGGAGAAGATCTTGATCCACCAAGATATGGGAGAGTATTCATCAGTATAAAACCATTTAATGGACCATTTGTATCAAGTCAAGTAAAGGATAATATTGTAAAACTCCTAAGGAAATATAGTGTTGCGGGTATTGTTCCTGAAATTGTAGACCTAAAATATCTCTACGTTGAATTTGATTCAACCATTTACTATAACAGCAACTTAGTTTCTTCTGGAGAAATTGTAAGAACAACTGTAAGTCAAAATATAACCAGATATGCCGATTCAAGTGAACTTAATAGATATGGTGCTAGATTTAAGTACAGTAAGTTCTTAAAAATAATCGATGATAGTAGCAATGCAATAACTTCTAATATTACTAAAATTAGAATGAGAAGGGACTTATTCCCCCTCATTAATCAATTTGCAGATTATGAAATATGTTTTGGTAATGAGTTTCATATAAAAGACCGTAATGGATTTAATATTAAATCATCAGGATTTAAAGTGAATGGATTAAGTGATACTTTGTATATGACCGATGTGCCAGATTCTAATTTAAGAACTGGTAGAATAGTATTCTTTAGACTTGCTTCACAGACTGAAGTTGTAGTAGTTGCATCAAATGCAGGAACAATAAACTATCAGAAAGGTGAAATTATATTAAGACCAGTTGACTTTAGAGAAACTAGTAAAACTAGAGGGGAAAATCCAATTATAGAAATATCTGCAATACCTAAGTCCAATGATGTAATCGGATTACAGGATCTTTATTTGCAGATAGATATTAATAACAGTACTTTAAATGCTGTTTCTGATGAAATTTCTTCGGGTGCCGATATATCTGGCACATCATATACAGTAACATCAAGCTACGAAAACGGAAATCTTGTAAGATCATAAAATGTCAGAGAGCAGAATCAAAATTAGTTCCATTGTTGAAAATCAACTTCCAGATTATGTAAAGGAAGAATTTCCATTAGTTTCGGAATTTCTTTCCCAGTACTATGTTGCAATAGAAAATCAAGGAAGCACCTTAGATATTCTACAAAATATTGATCGTTACGTTAAAGTTGATAGTTTAACAAATTTAGTTGATTCTACTCAGACATCATCAAGTGTATCATTATTTGATAGAACAATTAATGTTGAAAGTACTTATGGATTCCCTGATTCATATGGACTGATTAAGATTGATAATGAAATTATCACTTACCGAAGCAAAACAGCAACCTCATTCACTGAGTGTGTAAGAGGATTCGTTGGTATTGAAGAATATTATAATAATGATGAACTTAAGTTTTCGGATACTAATGTAGAAAGTCACGATTCTGGTTCTACTGTAGAGAACTTAAGTATTCTTTTTCTAAAAGAATTTTTTAATAAGGTTAAAATTCAAATCACTCCTGGATTTGAAGACAGAGCATTAAGTTCCGAAATTAATCAAAATCTTTTCATTAAACAATCCAAAGATTTTTATTCATCAAAGGGAACGGCAGATTCTTTTGAAATTTTATTCCGCGCTCTCTACGGTAAAGATGTTGAAGTTATTCTTCCTAGAGATTATTTAATTCAACCATCCGATGCTCAGTATAGAATTACTAGAGATCTTGTAGTTGAAGCAATTGATGGAGATCCTAATAGTTTATTAAATCTAACCCTCTATCAAGATTCGATTTATAATATTCCAGAATCTAGAGGTACAATATCTAATGTTGAAAAAATTATTAGAGGTGAAAAAGAATATTATGTAATCAGTTTAGATTTTGGATATGATAATCTAAACGATACTGGTCTTACTCTTGGTACATTTTCAATTCATCCAAAAACAAGAAATGTAGTTGATATTGTTTCTGGTTCGGATACAATTACTGTTGATTCTACCTTAGGATTTCCTTCTGCAGGAAATTTAACAGTAAAACTTGAAAATGGTACTGAACTTACTGTTGCTTATGGATCAAAATCACTAAATCAATTTTATGATTGTACAGGAATAACTCAGAATATTCCGAAAAATAGCGAGTTATATCTTGATGTTTATGCCTACGGCTATGCTGATATCCAAAAAACTCAGATTGTAAAGGTAAGAGTTACTGGAGTTCTTTCTGCACTAAATTTAGATAATCCAACTAAGTATTATGAAAAAGGTGATGTAGTAAAAATTAAAACTTTAGGTAAAGAAACAGACAATTTCAAAGCAAACAATTGGTTGTTTAATATTTCATCCACTCATAATGTAAAATCAATTGTTGAATTGGATTCATTAAACTTTAGATATAGAGTTGATCTTTATGATGATCATCTATTCTATATTGGTGATTCAATTACAATCGTACCTCCACAGTTACAACCTGCATCTGAAGTTAAAGCTACTATAATTTCAATTAAGAACTCTAAGTCCATTGTTGTAACTGCGGAACAAAGAGTAAGTTCTTCTATACCATATCAAGTAAGGAAGAACATCGTTAATGTTACATC